AGCTGCTTTATGTATGGCGTTGGTCAAGGTTTCTAGGCTTACTGAAACTCCAGATCACTACGACTCAGTTAAAGACTTTATCGCCTATGGTTCTATCTATAGGACAGTGCTCGAAGCAGAACAAGACTCTGACTTTGATTGGAGAGAATAATGGCGTTTGACCTAAGCAATTATGAAACTGTTGAAGAAAGACTAGAGAAGTGGTGGAAAGACAATGAAGACGGATCTATACAAACAGAACTTATTAATAGGCCAGGTGCAAATCCAGATGAGTTTGTGTTTGTTGCTAGGTTATACAGAACTACGGCTGATGCGATTCCAGTTGCTACTGGTTGGGCATCGGAAATCCGTACTGGTTCGAGCTTTAATAAGTTTGCTTGTGAGCTGGCAGAATCGTCTGCAATCGGCCGTGCTTTGGCTAACTACATCTATTCGAAAAAAGGTGCAAGACCTAGCCGAGTTGAAATGGAAAGAGTTGCAAACACTGGACAATCATTTACAGTAGAAAACAAGCTAGAAGATCCAGTGCAATGGGGCGAAACCGATTGGACTACAGCCGTGCCAGAAGCACCTAATCCACCGCCTGAATGTGGATGCGCTAAGGGCATGGCACTAAAGAAGGGTCTAAGCAAGACAACCAAGAAGCCGTTTTATGGTTATATCTGTTTAGATAACATTAAAGAGCATGCTATCTGGGCTAAACAAACCAGTACCGGGGCTTGGTACTTTCCAAAGGATAAGGAGTAATCGTGGGCTATATTGCTTTCATAAATGGCCGTGGTGTCCACGTTGTCATGGATGATAATGGGGTGCATTTAGAGCAATCTGTTATTAAATGTGAAATCTGTGATGATGACCGAGTATTTAAGGATGGCACGTGCTTTAGATGCCATGAGTTGATTAATCGTGACTAATTACACGCAGTTTAAGTGCAACGGATGTAAGCGTAATACTGAGTTCTTATGGCTTGACTCTGAGGATCTGCCAGAAGGATTTAGACTCTACCAATGCACTAGCTGCGGTTGCGTGGGAATCAAGAATATAGTTGAAGCTTTGCATATTCCAGACTCGGACATATGCAGATGTGATAAGTGTGGTGGTTGGAAGTTTGAATCCGTGGTCTGCCACACTTGCCAGTTGATTGGAGCAAAGTAATGCCAACATATGAGTTTAGCTGTAATGAGTGCGGCACCTTTGGCTCTACATTTAGATCATTTACCGAGGATGTGCCTACTATGGATTGTCCTAAATGTAATACATTAATGACCAGGCTGTATTCAGCACCTGGGTTAGTGTTTAAGGGTAAGGGCTGGGGTAGTAAGCCATGAATTTATGTGGCTGCGGTAATCGTTTGAGTTCTAAAGGTAGGGATCATAGAGGTATCAAACGTTATCGAAGAATGTGCCATCAATGTCGTACTAAGAAATATGCTATACATAAAAAAAGTTATTGTGAAATATGTGGGTTTATACCTGTTTGGCTAGGTCAGTTAGATGTAGATCATATTGATGGAAATAATCAAAACAATGATAAAGAAAATCTACAAACTTTGTGCGCTAACTGCCACAGGCTTAAAACTTACAATAATAAAGATTTCTACAATAAATTGTTTAATGACCACAAAGATCAATTAGCTTTGTTTGAAGAGTTAGCATGAACGAGATTGGCTACGATCAAACATGGCAAGAGGGCGATGATCTACGTTATCAATGTAAATACATTGTGATCTAAATCACTGTCCACATAGTGAGATGATTTTACTATCTACGCATAAGGGGGTTGCATGATCGTGCTAGGCTCTAGAAAGCATTCGCTCTCAAAGCGAAAGGCTGAGCCGCCAGGGGCTAGGCTCGGTAGGTGCTGGCTATTAGGGTCAGCTCTATGTATTTGCATTACATTTGCTTTGTTGATAGATGAATCTGTTGCAAAAGACAAACCTACACATTACAAACAATATGCATTTATTCAGTTAAATCATTCATTCACAGAGTTTTACTGTTTAGATGAGTTATATCATAAAGAAAGCAGATGGAATCCTAAAGCTAAGAATGGCTCACACTATGGCATACCTCAAGGTAGATCTAAGTATCTCAGTAAAGTAAATGGATATAAGCAGGTAGAGTGGGGTATTGCATATAACATCAATCGTTATGGTTCAATGTGTAAAGCATTAGATCACTTTAAGCGTAAGGGATGGCATTGAGTAAAGAAGCTTTAGGTAGTGGTAAGTGGAAGAAGCTACGCATTACAGTATTAGATCGTGATGGTTGGATCTGTGCTATATGTGGTGGAGTAGCAGATACAGTAGATCATATCTATCCACGTGTAAAAGGTGGTGACATGTGGGCATTGGATAACTTGCAGTGTCTATGTAAGTCATGTAATAGCCGTAAAGGTGGGCGTTTTTTTAGCCACAAGGCGACCCCCCCTGTCTTTCTGAAACCTTCTCTCCCTGAAACCACCAGCACAGTGCCAGATTCACCTTTTAATAAACCAGATACGCTGGACTTTGATGCAAAGTAATACTGAATCAAGCCAGATCAAACGAGGGGTCGGGCTAATTGGCAGCACCGAGCCCAGAATCCACACGCCACTACTAAAAGGCAACAGCAAAGTAGATGAAGTTGCTGATCTAGCTGAGAAAATAGGTTTACCTTTAATTCCCTGGCAACGTTTTGTATTACAGGATCTTTTATCTACAGATGAATCCGATAACTGGCGCAAAAAGACAGCTCTAGTATTAGTAGCACGTCAAAACGGCAAAACACACTTAGCACGTATGCTCATATTGAGCCATCTATTCTTATGGGGTTCTAAGAATGTCCTGGGCATGTCATCTAATCGAAATATGGCATTAGATACATTTAGGCAGGTTGCATACACAATAGAAGATAATCAATTCTTAAAAGATCAGGTAAGGCAGATACGCCTGGCTAATGGTCAAGAATCTATTAGCTTACTTAATGGTGCTAGGTATGAGATAGCCGCAGCTACTAGAGATGCGCCACGTGGTAAGACCGCAGATTTCTTGTACATTGATGAATTACGTGAATGGTCAGAAGAAGCCTTTACAGCTGCATTGCCAGTAACACGTGCAAGACCTAACTCAATGACTTTAATGACAAGTAACGCAGGTGATGGCTTTAGTACAGTGCTAAATGATCTAGTAGAGCGTTGCAAGTCTTATCCACCAGAAAATCTAGGATATTACGAATATAGCGCACCGCAACATTGCAAAATACATGATAAGAAAGCCTGGGCTATGGCAAACCCCGCACTCGGCCATTTAATCACTGAGCAAACACTGGAAGAAAGCGTAAGTACAAACAGTATAGAAGCTACACGTACTGAAATGCTTTGCCAATGGGTAGATAGCACACAAAGTCCGTGGGTATATGGATCTATTGAAGCATGTAGTGATAGCACGTTAGAAATCCCTGTCGGCCCTCAGACTATAATGGCCTTTGATATTGCACCTACTAGAAGATCTGGCGCTTTGGTTATGGGTCAGATAAAAGATGGGAAAGTAGCTGTAGGACTTGCACAGCTTTGGCATAGTGATATAGCCATAGATGAAGTTAAGATGGCAAGTGACATAAATGAGTGGGCAAGAAAGTATCACCCACATATAATCTGTTTTGACAAGTACGCCACACAAACAATAGCCACAAAATTAGAACAAAGCGGATGGCGTATGCAAGATGTAAGTGGCCAGGCATTTTACCAGGCATGCTCGGACTTAGCAGATGGTTTAGCCAATAACCGAATAGTCCATTCTGGACAGGCTGATTTAGTACAGCACCTAAATAACTGCGCTGCTAAAACAAATGATGCTGGCTGGCGCATTATTAGGCGTAAGTCGGCTGGTGATGTTACAGCTGCAATATCTTTGGCTATGGTCGTATCAGAATTAACAAAACCACAAAAAACAGCGCAAATCTTTGTCTAACTTGCACCATTAGTCCGTTTTATGGTATAAAGTATATCTATGGGTCTATTGTCTGCTTTGGGTATAAATAAAAAAACTGAATCCGTACAAGCGCAATACGCCCCTGCCATTATGGACACAGCCTACGGCTATGGTTCATTTACAACAGGTGTCGGTAATTTCCCTGGTGGATTAGATCGTAATTTTGCAATGCAAGTACCTGCCGTTTCACGTTGCAGAAATCTTATAGCTGGTGTAGTTTCCTACTTGCCATTGAAGCTTTACAAAAAGTCAAATGGTGAGGAGTTGGGGAACCCTCTTTGGATAGATCAACCAGACTATCGGCAGCCTAGATCCGTCACCATATCCTGGACCGTCGATAGTCTTCTATTTTACGGTGTTGCATATTGGCGAGTAACAGAATTATATGCAGATGATTTAAGACCATCACGTTTTGAGTGGGTGGCAAACAATAGAGTTACATTTACTACAAATAAGTTTGGCACAGAAGTTAATGAATATTATGTAGATGGGGTTTTAGCGCCAATGTCCGGTATTGGTTCTCTTATCACATTCCAAGGATTAACACAAGGTGTATTACAAACTGCAGCACGTACAATTCAAAGCGCTTTAGATATTGAGAAAGCCGCAGCTGTATCCGCACAAACACCAATG